TATATCTCATGCCCACTCTTTAACCTCTAAGTTGTAATATCAAGTAGAATGTCTCTCACTCTCTCTCTATCAAGTGAGTCTCCATCGCCCCAAGTGCATAATTCCTCGCTGTCATCAGCACACTTTGATAGATAATCTTCTGTAGCTCCTAAGATGTCAACCTTAGTCAATGGTAAACCAGTATCCTTATATGTCATAGGATAAATGGGGTCATTAAGACCATAGAATGAATCAACATAGTTAACAAAGTCTGTTAACATATCATTGAGTTCGGTTGATGTTGTACCTGAGTTCATAGAAACCTCGTTTGATATACTTCATTATAATCGGTGGATATGAGAAATCCACCGATAGTGTGCCACTTTTTTAACTGGTTGTGGGGTTAGTAAGAGGTGCTTCATTTGACCTAACCTAATAGGAATACGCTTTACAAATACAACCTAACCCCACTATTATTTAAAAGTTTTGACTAAAGATATGTCCATTGTCAGACTCTACATAATCATAACTTAGATTATCCCAACTTGCTTTCCAATCTATCTCTATCCAACTTGAATTACTACCAACTTCGCCGCAATCCTCTGCTATTGATTGAGCGAACTCAGCGCCACTCTCATAACGACCCATATAGGCGTCACGGCAACTTGATACGTTTTCAATATCAAAATTCTCTAGGAATGCTTCAACAACATCATTACCAATGTCATCTACCATATCAGCATATTCCTCAAAATATAACTTAAATTTCTCTTCTCCAAATCTTTCAACAAAATCAACAAGTTCATCTTCATCCCAACCGAATGTATTTTCTAGGAACTCTTCGATTTGAGTTTGTGTCTCTTCAGAATAGGAAGTGTAGAGTGGCATAAATCTCCTTTGGTGGTATGACTCTATATTAATCCATCAAGGCAACAAATCAACAAAATGTGGACACTAATATAACTGGCACATTATCACCTTGATTTCACCGATTCCCATATTATAGTATCATCATATTTACTTTTTCTTTTTTTGATTAATTCTAATTCATTCCAATTTTGCTCGAAACAGCATAGGCATACATGAATACGTTTATGTAGAAATGTAGTCAAGTCACATTGCTTTCTAGGTTTTGTAGCAATCTCGATAGAGATATATCTCGCAGGCGTTTGCCAACCTTTTTTCTGTTCAGATTTATCGGCAACAAAATATACCCAACCTTTATGGACTTGACCTAACTCTGTAGTCCATACTACATAATCGTTGACTTGTGGATTATAACCAACGCTCATTTTGTAGTGTCCATGTAGTTACGTCTCGTAGTCTCTCAACTACAGTAGCATCAGGTGTCCACCCTAAATCTCGCATTTTACTGCCGTCTAGTGCATAACGTAAGTCATGGCCTGGCCTCGATGAATGAAAGTCAACCATTTCATATTTTAATTTCTTATCTTGTGCTTGAGCAATTATCTGGGCAAGTTTTAGATTATCTAACTCTTCAGCACCTACGATATTAAACTTAGGGCATTTAGCATTGCCCCATGCCTTCTCAAATTTACCTTTGTAATTGATTAGAAACAATACAGCACTCGCAACATCATCAGCGTGTATATAGTGTCTCGAGCCAGGCACAGTTCTCGTGCTGTCACTATGGATAGTGACTTTCTCGCCGTCTCGTATTCTACGAATACACATTGGAATATACTTTTCTGGGTGTTGTCTCTCGCCAAATACATTCATAGTGTGAGTTATATAAACTGGTAGTTGATATGTATTCTCGTAGGCAACTGCTAACTCTTCTCCGCCTGCCTTAGTAGCACTATATGGATTTGTAGAATTATATCTATCATTCTCTTGATACTTGATACCATCAGGAGCTGGCCCAAATACCTCATCAGTACTAAAATATAGAAATCTTTCTAAGTGATCGAGAGATCTGGCGAAGTCTAATATATTACAAGTTCCCACTACATTATCCATTACAAATTCCATAGGATAATCAATACTTCTATCTACATGAGACCCAGCAGCAAGGTGTAAAATATAATCTACCTTACCAATCTCACGTCTTACGAGTGGATTTAATTCTGCCTTCAAATCATGCCAAACTACCTTAACTCTTTTTCTCTCGTTAGGTGTACATTCATAGTGTAGTATGTCATTGAGACGATTGAGATTGCCACTATAGTCAAGTCTATCAAGTGTAACTATATTCCAATCTGTTTGAGTTAGAATACGGGCAATCAAATGGTGTGCTATAAATCCAGCACCACCAGTAATCAATGCAGTTTTCATCTGTTAGTTTCGTCTTCGATAGATAAAGTTTCTGAACCATCATCTTCAAATTTAATAAAGAACCATTGATATGATTCATCATCGCCAAGTGAAAATTCCTCAAAGATAGCGTGTGCTTCATCAAACATTTTTAAATCTACTAATTCAGTTAATCTTTGACAATAATAGTTTTCAACTTGAGTAATGCACTCTTCTTTGTCTTTGTCCATGATTATGTATAATAGGGTGCGAGAAACAAAAACGAGGACTTACGTTACTTCAACTATGCAAATGCCTGTTTTGTTTCCCATTTCCATTATAGAGCATCTAAGTCAGAATGGCGAGCCCTTTGTGACACTTTCTTTTCTGGCATAGGTGTGTACTCATAACCATACATTTGTAAGTAACCTTCAAATGATGAGTCTGGTACTTTGCCTTCCCAATATTCCTTCTCAGTATAAACCTTTTTAGTTTCAATTAATTTCTGTGTTTCTAACTCGTCGCTCTCATCAGCATTTGTGTGATGTGTAACTTCTTTTAATGTTTTAAGATAATCTAAAACGTGTTGTCTTATTTCCATAAGTTGTTCATAACAACCTTGATTATGAGCGCAACCACGCAAATCGTGGTCAGGTTTCATAACTGACTCTGTGAATAGAGATAATGCTCTATCATATTTGATAGCTGGTGTTTCTTCCCCAACTGAGGCTTGGTCTTTCATTGTAGTAAGATAGTAATTTTACTAATTGCTATTGTTGCTAGAAAACATAACATAATTACAACATCATATTGTTTATATTTGATGTAAAAGGGCATACAAATAACATCAGCAATAACGTGAATAATTGCACCATAGAGTGTTGATATATGTAGTATAACAAAATATGCAACAATAATCAAGCAAGAGCCAGTAATTCTACCAGCAACTAATAAATTCATTTAATTAATTGTTTACGATTGAGATTGCTGGTTCGCCTTTGTTGAATACAGTATCAACAACTGCTTCAACTTTGCGAGCAGTGGTAATTCCAACTTTGCTATAGACAGGTATGCAAACTAAACCAAACGTCTTTGTGGCGCCTCCTAGACGTATCACACGACCAATAGTTTGACTTATACCTATGTAGTCCATACTTCTAAGAAATAGAACTGCTTCCAATCCATTGACATTGATACCCTCAGATAGAATACTATGATGTAGAACTACAAACTTTTTAGTTGTATCTCTACCCCAAGCATTAAGAGTATTAAAAAACTCTTCTCTATCAACCTTCTCGCCATCTACGATAGCGCCAGTTTTAGATGTGATAGTCAACCATGAATAACCACGCTCTGCTAACTCTTCAATGAAATCTGTTTGAGATAATAGAGCAATGATTTGTTTAGTTGACTTAGCACATATCAATACCTTATTCTTACATAAATTATCGATAGAGTCAATCATCTGTTCGCAATCACGATCAGCAACTAACTCATCTTTATGTAGTATTCTTGATTGATAAACTTCAACTTTAGGTGGTAAAATGTAACCTTCTTTAACTAACTGTGGAGCAGGCACTTGACATATCACTTGACCATACTCTGGCCAGTTCATACCCGCCTTGATAGGCGAACGACTATGCTTTGGTGTAGCAGTGAAGAAGTAACATCTTTCAGCAAGATGAGAGAAGTGTTCAGTAGCAGGGAAAAAATTCTTCTGAACTGAATTATGTGCCTCATCAAAATAGATAGTATCAACTTCAATATCAAGTGATTCTTGTATCTTGTGTAGTGAATGATATGTTGTAAAGATTAGAATATTCTCTGTGCTGTTGTGATACCAATACTCAAGTTGGTCGGTCTTAGTTGTACTGTTGTGATGTGTCTCTCCACTATGAACATGAATCACATCAACATCAGTAATATGCTCAAGAAACTCTGCTGATAATTGATTTGCAAGTAGAATACGAGGTGCAACTACAACAATAGTTCTTGGCAAACTATCCTGAGAGAATCTTTTCTTAGCATCATTAATCATACACATAGTCTTACCACCACCAGTAGGAACAATGATTTGTCCTTTAGTATTGTTAGACATGGCGTTTACAGCTTCAAGTTGATGTGGTCTTAGTTGCATAGTATTTTAATTGATATATTCATTATAATAGTTTTGATAGGTTTGTCTGCATATCATGTGACAGATTTCTATGTGGTACATATAAAGTTCCATACTTACCAAATACATCATTAAATCTATCTAAATCTTCGCCAAGATATACAACTGCTGATTGAAATGGTGCAGCACCTCTACCATCGCCAAATTTAAGTCTCTTGTTAACAGCAAGCCAAGGATACTGTGAAACTGACTTCCACCATCTTGTTGAAACATCTAACTTAATCAACAGTATCAACTCTTTGGCATATCCTAGTTCATATTGTGATACAGCATAAGGCACCCATGTCTTACTATCACTATATGGGTGGTTCATAAAAACTCTATCAGCAATCCACTTATGTGCTAGTCCATTTGTCTCCTCTGTATATACCTTTGTAGCAGGCACATTCGGGTTGTTCTCATCATTAGAACAAGGGTCGAGGTCAATCGTACCAAAGAATTTAATTACATCGCCTACAAAATCTGGCGGTGTGTTCCAACAATCAGTTTTGTTTCCAGTTGTTGATGTTAGTGCTGCAAGTGCTGATGATGCCATGTTTTTAGTTGAATAATTGTTTTTCAAAAGTTGTTGTAAGGTAAAAGGCCATTGGTTTATCTTTTAATATTCTTCCGTTGTATTCTAAGGGAATATAACCACCAAGTTTTGTTTTATTTCCTTTAGTTCTAATCTGTAATAGTTTGTTCTTGCCATTAGTAGTGTGAAGTATTTGACCAGT